TTTGTAAATTACCTGCAGCATCAGAATCCAATTGATTTTTAATACTATCAAACCAAATTTCAAAATTATTATTTAATTCATTTATTTGTTTTTCAAATAAAGTTTGCATTTGAATAAATAAATTTTCGGTGTCAGGCGTTTGAACAGTAGAAATAACATTACCACAATCGCTTGTTATAAATCTAGTATCTGTAATTAAATCTTGAGTAATTGTAGTTGTTCCAGCTGGTATACTAATTTTTGCTATTCTAAGATCATAAATAGTTGAAGTTCTTACAAGTTCAGGTGCGACTGGTTTATCTGCAAATGTACCTTTGATTATTTGAGCTGATATTAACCTATTTGTTAAATCTAATCTAAGTACAACATTATCTATTCTATTTAATGTTCCATCTGCATTATCTATAGTTTTAACTAAATCACCAGTATTTGTATATCTATAGCCTTCTATATTTGCGTCCCCTTCTTTTATTGTGATAGTCATATCATTATTTGCTATGACTTTTAACTCATTGTTGAAAATACCATTTGTAAAGTATTTTTTTAAATGGCGAGCGAAGTCTTCTGCGTAATAGACTCTGTCGTCGTTTATGTCGTTAAAAAAACTAAACTTTTCCATAATTTCCTTCCTTTCTTTTAATTTTCATTTTCGAACGTTTCTGCAATAGGTGTACCATAGACTGGTGTTACGTTGTGTTTTCCTTTTTCGATAACTTCTTCAACTTCTGTAATTCTTTGCTTTTGTGCTATTTTCCAAGTCTCTTTTTTGATATTAACAATATCTCCTAAGTCCCAGTATTTTCTATAATGTGTAGCGTGTACAGTAGCCTCGAAGTTCTCGGTAGGAACTGTTATTTTTTCTTGTCCTAAATTATCTAATATAGCGTTATATTCAGTAGTAGATAAATCTTTATTACTTTGACTTTTTGCGTCTACAAAAGCCTCTCTAATATCAAAGTCGTGTGTATCTGTTGTAACCTTCGTTACAGTTCTTAATATTCTAGCTGAGTCTTCGCCAGTTCCACCAACTAAAACATCAGTAATCATATTTTTACGACTATATGTATATTCTGCTGCGTCTAAGTTTGATTTATCTTCGCTAAATTCATATCTAGTATTAACTTTCTGTTCTTCTGTACGGTCTTTACCGACATAATTAACATATTTATACTTTCTATTTTTTAAATCTAAGACAATTTTAGCTCCAATATTTGAAGCTCTTGATAGTTTTTCGTGATAATCATACACATTTTTATATGTACATTGAAAATCTACTTTATCGCTAGTAATATCACTGTCTGTAATTTCTAATAAAGAAAAAGCTCTCATTGTAGTTAAGAGCTTTCTAAAACCACCTATATAGTTACCACTATAATTTATACGTGTCTTTATTATTCTTCTTTTTAATAACGATAAACCAAAACTACCATATACAGTTATAGTAACTTTGTCTCCGTCGTCCTTAAACTTCCAAGACTCTATAATTCCGAACTCGTCATTTTCTGTTAAATCACTTCTAACTATGATATTATCATAATTTAAAAGTTTAAAATTGTTTTTAGTAAGGTTTAAACTAAGTTCGAACTCGCCAGCTTCAAAATATTTACGACGCCAGCGTAGAGAACTATAACTGTCTATAACACCAAGCGGCTTTAAATCACGATCATATACATTTAATGATATAGCTTCCATAATTACACCGCCTCATATTCTGGTAAAAACTCTATTGTAGTCTCTAAATTGTCCTCTCCAGAGTCTGCACCACTTCTAAATGTATTAGTTCCGCTAGGTACTTGTAAATACTTACTACCATACATTATTAGATAGTTTATGTTTTCTTCCTCGCCAGTAACGGCGTTTTTATAAATAACGTTCTTATTATCTATGTGAGTAGTGATTATTATTTGATCGCCAGCAGACATAGTTTTTTCTATCTGTATAATATCACGTGTAGTAACATTAAATAGATATGGGTTTTTAACAGTATCATTAGCTTTAAATTTGATAGTCATACCGTAATCAATTTCAGTAGTATTTTCTGTTGTTCCCATAGATGTAGTATTTTTAGTACCAAACTTGATACCTTTATTTTTTGGTATAACAAGTTTAAATTTAAAAGCTGGTGTCCAGGTAGCCATAGATAAGATAGTAGCAGCCAAAGCGGAAAATCTAGGGTTAGGACATACTAAAGATATAGAAAAGTCTCTTGTAAAACCTTTCTTTTCTGGAATAGATACTTTTTCAACAAGACAAGTTATTTTTCTTTCAATATCTCCTTCATAATAGTAAAGAGTACCTTCACTATTAAGAGGGAACATATCATATAATAATAATCTATTTTCTTGTATATTATCTGTTATAGTACCTTTAATAGTTAAATCTCTTTGACCTATACTTGTACCGTTCCAAGTAGTACCAACGCCATACGCAGAACTTACACTATTAACAGTACCAACTGTTTCGTGAAAGCCGTCGCAGATACTAAGAAGAAAAGGCGGTTTATATGTAAAAGTAATCATATCTCCTTTATGGTTTTTATATATTAAAGTTCTTTCCATTTAATCACGCCCTTCCATGTCTTAGATTATATTCTTGTAAAGCTTTACGAGTTTGTCTAGCAGTTTCTGCTGGAGATAGTGGCTCTGTTGAGTTTATAGTTAAGTTAAAGTTATTTGTTTCATTATTATTAACGATAGAGTTCTTATTTTCTCTATAATCTTTAGCTTCGTCAGCAGTTAATACTTGTTCTCCTTTATGTAGTAGTGCTGGCATATCGTCATAAGGCACATATTCCATACCTACACGAAGCTTTTTAATTAAAGGTATATTAAGACCTTTACCACCAACACCAGGCACCCAGTCTGGAATTTTTAATTTATTAAGACCTTTAATAAATGCGTTCATACCGTCAATTATGAAGTTAATAGGTAATTTAAAGATATTACCAATACCACTAATTATATTACTAAATATATTTTTAACATTTTGCCAAGCAGCTTTCCAATTACCAGTAAATACATTTTTAATAAAGTCTATAATATTCATAAATATATTTTTAGCAACTTGTATTTGTGATGTTATATAACTAATAGCAGTACCAAAGACACTACCAATAATATTAGCTACATAAGTAAACTGTGCTGATAACATTGGAATAATACTTTGTATAATTACATTTAATATACTTACTAAAGGTGGAAGTATTAAGTTAAGTAATTCTGTTAAAGGTTGTAATATTAACATCAATAAATCAATAAAAGGTTGTAATAATTGAAGTATAGGAGATAGTAAAGGCAATAGTGGTTGAATTAAGTTAAGTAATAAAGGTAGGATCATTTGAACTATTTGTAATATAGGTGGTAATAACATATTTATAAGTTCTATAAAGACTGGAAGTAAAGCCTCCACTATTTGCATAATAGGAGGTAATAAAGTGCTTAATAAACTAATAAATATAGGTAAAATTGTCTCTATCAGAGTGGCGAGCATTGGTAAAGCAGTCTCTATAATAGTCTGTACCGACGGAATAATTGCATTAAATAGTTGAGTAATAACTGGCGTTAACTGATTTATCAAGCCTTCTATTAAAGGCATATTATTCATAATTAAATTCATAATAGATACAATTAAAGGCATTAAAGCATTACCTAAAGGAAGTAGTAGCATTTGTACATTACGTTTTAACCCTTCAAACATACTTCCTATATCGTCGTATTTTACTTCTTTAATCTGGTTCATAGAGTCTACTGTACCGTCGTACATTTCTCTAATTGATCCTAATTGAGTTACAACTTCTGGTCCTAAATCTTCCCACATAGTACCAAATAAATCAACACCAACAATAGACTGTTGTACTGGATCGTCCATTGCTTTAATCGCGTCTATAGTTTGATAAAAAGCCTCTTTAGCAGTATCTCCGCCAGCAGCAAACTTTTTAGCCATTGTATCAGCATTTAAGCCAAGTTTCGTAAAACCTTCTACAGTTGTTTTAGAGCCGTCTATTGCTCTTATGGAGAACTCTTTAACGGCGTCGCCGATTTTGTCTAAGTTCCAAGCTCCAGCGTCTGCACCACTTTGAAATATATTAAACATATCTTCTGCAGATAAACCTAATTTGCCAAACTGTACAGAATATTCGTTAATATTGTCGACTAATTCTCCAGAGAAATCAAGACCAGCTTGTGCACCCTGGGCCATTAAGTTATACGCTTCGTCTGCTGATATTCCGAATTGTGTCATTAAAGCTTTTGTTGCTCTTATAGACTCATTTACTTCAACACCGAAAGCGTCTCGTAACGCGAGAGCATTTTCTGTAACCGCTTTTATTTGCGAAGGATCAAACTCGTATAATTCTTGAGAAGCTAAAGCCATTGAGTTGGCTATATCTTCGAAGCTTTCTCCATAATTATTTTTGTATATATCTTCTAAGGCTTTCTGCCACTCGCCAGACTCATTTTTTGCAATACCTGTTTGTACAATAAATGAGTTCATAGCTTGATCTACATCTTTTGATGTATTTATAGCTAAACCACCGATAGCAGTAGCAGCGGTAGTTAAAGTACCGCCTAAAGCAAGAGCACCTTTACCAACTTTAGAAAAAACTCCGCCTAATTTAGAGGCGAAGCTTTCTCCTTTTTTAGTAGTGCCGTCTATAGCTTTATTAGCTTTCTCATTATCTATAAAAATAGATCCATATAAACTAAATATATTAGCCAAGTTTAACACCTCCCAAACCATAATCTTTCATAATGTCTTCTGCGCTTCGCATTTTCTTTTTTGGCTTTTGTTCTAGTTGTGGAACAAAAGTTTTTTCGTGCGATAATTTCTTAACAATTTCGTTAATTAGTTTAGGTAATTCAGTTTCTTTTTTAATACCATTATCTAAACACTCGCCCAATAAAAAAGACGGCTTGTCCTCAAACCAGTCAATACCGCCATAATGCTTATATAATATTCGTAAGACCTCCGCAGTGCCGATACTTACGCTATAGATAAAAAACTCGCAACACCTGGTAATTTACTTATTTCCTTAAATAATGCGATTATATCTTCATTTTCTGCTTTTTCTAAAGCAAGTTTTAAATCTTCTTCATATTTTTTATTTTTTTCTGTTTTAATATCTTCTGTATCTTCATCAGTAAATACTGGTTTAGAAGGGTAATAACCTCTATAATTAGCTACAAAAGTATAAACTTCTTTTTCACATTTATAAATTCTAGTAATAATCAAAGTTATAAGAGCAGCTCCTAATTTTTCTCGATCTTCTTTTTCGTCTCCAGTATTAAAATCTAAATTTTGTAATTCTTCTTTAATGTCCATTTTGTCTATAATTTCACTTAATAATAATAAATATTTTGTTTTCATTTCTTTTTTTCCTTTCTTTTTTATTCTCCCTTTTGTTATCGCTCAAATAGAAAACAAAAAGGAGAATAATATTTTAAATTTATTCTCCAACTGTTATAGGGCAAGTTTCACTATCTTTAATTTGATATAGTCTTGAACTATCGTCTATAGTATAGTGAGGTATAATTTCAAGATTATGTTCATTTTCTGCTTTAGGAGCAGCCTTATAAGTAAATGCTCCTTCGTGTAAGCCATAATTAAATGTAAGGATCTTGTAAGTCTTATCTAGCATTTGTGTAATTACATCAATAGTATCAATATATTTACTTTTTGCGATAGGACCGAAATCTCCTTGTTTAATTACTTTGTTTGCATCAAGTGTAGCATTAGGTAAACCTTTTAATAATACATCTTGACTACAACATAATGACACAACCTTAATAGTAGCGTCTTCGCCGTCGATAACTTGCATACCAGCAGTTTTACCACGCTTACCGTCAAACTCTATGTCTCTTATTTCTGGTGTAATAGTCATTTCAACACCACCACGAGTAGGTCCAAGTATTAACTCGTTTTCTTTTCCTAAGTTTAATACAACGATACCTTCGTCAATTTGAATTTTTTTAGTGTCATTTTCAGTAAATACTTTTAACATTAGTTTTCCCTCCTTTAAAATAATCTAATACTAAATGTTATCTGTTTTTTTATTAAGGCATATTCTGGATCAGATATTGGTCTTTGTTCTTCAAAGTATATAACGGCTCTTTCTTCTGAGAAGATTTTACCGTCAAGAAGTTTGATAAGTTCTTGTAACTTCTTTTCTAATTCAATACCAGTATTAGGCTCTGTAGTCCATATAAATATGTCGAAGTATACTAATTCGCCGTAACGTAAGCAAGTTTTAATAGGATCAGTAATTACACCATAAGGGAAGTCAGCTTTTTTCGAAGCTTCTTCATAATATAGTGGAATTATTTTTTGTTCATTAACAAACTTTTGTAATGCAATAAAGAAATTATACATCTTCGATCTCCTCACTTTCTTTAATCTTTCCTCCAGCTGCTTCAATAGTTTTATTAAGTGCTGCTAAGTATTCAGCTTGTGCCTCTCTAATAGCGTCTATATTATTAAAGACACTATTACGTAAGATACTTTGTCCTCTAAGCCCTGGGTGGCTAACTGATTTACCATAGTTAATATTACCGTCGCTTAGAGTATTAGCTTTTTTAATACTAATAGTATGTGATTTAACACCGAACTCAGCCCAAGCAGGGTTAGCGTGTGATACTTGTTTACCTTTCTTTTTTGCTTGCGCTTTAGAATAGTAACCAATTTGTAACTCTGGTTGTCCAGTATCACGATTTATTTTAGCCCAATAACCAACTTGTTTAGATAATCGGCCTGTACGTTTTTGAGTTTCAGCTTTAATAGCTTTACCAGCTACTTTAGCAGAAGCACGAAGGGCGGACTTTGAAAGCTTAACCATAGTGTTTTTAACTTCTTTTGATGTGTCTATAAATTCTATTTTATTGTTGCTCACGATTATTATTAAGCCCCGTTAATACAATTTCTGTTATCTCACTATTTACCTCGTAAGAACGTAGTATTTTGTATGTAACACCTTTGTATTTAACTTTTGTATGCTTATCTTCGTCAAATTCTATGGTCCTTATTTCAAAACTTTTTTCTGGTTTAAAGCCAGCAGCTTGCGCCTGGTAAAATTCACTTCTTTTAACTGATATTTTATTAGCATATACTTTATTTTCTTTATAAGAGTAGTGAGGACGATTTAACTCGTCCAAACTCTCAACTTCTTCTAAAAGATATAAGACATCATTCCACATTTTTTACCACCTCGTTTACATAGTCGCTCGTTAGTGATAATTCTGTTCGTAGAGTCTCATAAGAATTACGATATTTTTCATAATTTTTATTATCTAACCCAAACTCAGCTTTTAAGTAAAGAAGTATAGCCGTTTCTATTAGACTATCTTCTTCACTTTCAGCTTTTGTAGAAGTGATACCGTTTCTTATTAAATCTTGTCTACAAGCTTTAATAAGAGTAGTAATTTCAGTATTTATAACTTCGTCGTTTTCAATAGTTATTCTAAGAAAACCACGTGCTTTTTTCATTAGCTCGTCGCTAATAGATTTATTATTTGCCATAATATCACTCCTTATTTTTTATTTATTTATTTTTTTTTGATGTATCTTCTGTTTTGCCAGAAGTATCATCTTTGTTATTTTCTAATTGTAATTTTAACTTGTCATATTCTTCAGTTAAATTTTCAAGATCTTTCTTTAAAGTATCATTTTCTGTTTTTAGTGCGTCTTTTTCAGAAATAATACTAGCTATATCTGTATCGTCTTCGTGTGATACATATTTAACTAAATGATTAGGAGAAGAAAAAAGCTCTAAAGCTCTTTCTTCGCTTACATTTAATTCTTGTCCAGCTTTATATTTTTCGTCAGTATGAACATCAGTAAAATTAATAGCTGCAACTAATTTGTAAGTTCTCATTAACCTTTTACCTCAGTATTACTAGACGCACTATCAGCAGTTATTTCAAGAATAGCAAAAGCTTTACTGTCCATAACATGACCGTCTCCAAATGCTAAAGCTCTATGAACGATCATACCTTCACTAAATTTTTCATGTTCAGAACTTGCAACTTGTGGAGCCATATTATAGTTATACCAATATCTTTTACCATAACCGAATAATATTTTATTCTTAGGTGCTTCGTCAGATATAATAACTGGTTTCTTTAATAACATTTCTGTACTTTCATTATAAATAGGGTGTCCGTCTGTTCCAACCATACCTTCTATTAAATCGTGGAAAGTTTCAGTATTAACAACATAACTAGCACGCTTACCATAAGCTCTACGAATTTTACCTTTAATACTTGATAAAGCTTTATGTCCGAATTCAGAAAGTTTAACTGACACTTTTTGTGCTGCTGGTAACTCTGCAACGAATAAACCTTCTGCTTCATTTGTTCCTGTTCCAGTCATAACTTCTGACTCTAATTCTATAGCTAAAGCAAGTGCTAATTCAGAAACAACAATTTCTTTAAATGCGTCTAAACTTTCAGTATCTAAACCAACACCTAATTCAATTTTTGCACTAGTTCTATAAGAACCAAATGTTACATCTCCAGTAACTCCTCCGTTGGCAGTAATTGCGTCGCCGTCTTTATCTTTATTAGCTCCAATAGCTGATAAATTACCAACACGTAAAGTTCCTCTAACATTTTTTAAATTAATGAAATTAATTACATCTGATACTTCACGCATTTCTGTAATAATTTCGTCGTCTAATTCTTCTGGTACTACCGCTTGACCGTTTGTTAGAGTAACACCTCTTGTTTCTCTACCTCCAGTAATCATGTACTTTAAGAATGATCTAACCTCTTTAGACATTTTTGTTTTTCTTTCTTCTGTATTCATTTCTTTTCCTCCTTCTTCCTCATCGTCATCAAGACCAGGCGCTTTTTCTGCATTATCTGGTTCTAATTCGCCAGTTTCTAATTTTTGAGCAATTTCAGCTCTTTTTTCTAGTGTTCTTTGTTCTTTATCTAAATTGTCTAATTCACTGTTAATTTCTTCTAAATTAACGTCCTTTGATGTATCTTCTAAAAGTGTTCTAATTTCTGCTTTTCTAGCTTTAATTTCGTTTAATCTTTTTTCGTTCATTTTCTTTTCCTCCTTATCGAACTAATTTAGATTTTTGTTTTTGCTATACATATTTCTCTAAGTCTGGCTTGCTCCAAAGCTCTTTTTTCTTTTTCGTACTCCACCTCAAAGAAAGACCTAGCCGAAATACTTGTTTGATCGTAGGCTGGAATATCAACCACCGATACATCGTATAGCTTTTTAATTCGAGTTATTGTTCTTGTATGTGTAGCTGGATCGTATTCGTCGTCTGCTACAACAAAAGCAAAACTCATTTTATCTATGTAGCCACCTCTAATTTCCTCTAAGAGATTTCTACCATATTCAGTACCCCCAAGAAATGCGTCCATTTCCATACAGACATCATTTAATGATAATTTTAATGTGTTATTTCTAATTCTTGCGGCAACACGTCCACCATGATTATAATTAAAAATAACATCAGACATATCACAATTATCAAACGCATGGCGGTCTATTTGTTCATAGAACTTTACTCCCTCAAATTCATAAAGACAAGTGGGGGTGTTAAAAACTACTGGGACACCATGCACATAATCTTGTCTTTCGCTTCCGTCTTCGCTTCTTTGTTCTTTTAATTTAAAATCAGAGAAGACTCTAATTTCACGTCCAGTTTTATTTACTAGACTTTGATTGTTCTTTTTTGTCATTTAAAATTGCCTCCTTTCCATTAGGTAAAATAAATTTAGTATCTGGTTCTTTTTCCTTCATTTTTCTTAGTAATTCAAAACTAATAAAATTATTTAACTTTGTAATTTTAATTTTTTTACTTTCTGTATTATTTATCTCCACTTTCAACACCTCCTTCTTGTTCTAACTCCTCATTGTTCTTTACTGGTTCTTCTTTTGGCGGTGGAGCAGTGTCTTTGTCTTTTGACTGATAAGAGTCTGCTATATTAGAATTTATATAATTTAATGACTGTAATACTTTTTGACCTTCGCCATTAGGTAAAGGCGCTAAATTAAACATCTCTCTAACGTCGTCTATCATTAAGACCGCGATAGGAGCTAATTCTTTTACAACATTAACTTTAGTAGCGTTAGACGCATATTGTAATCTGTTTGCTTCAAAAGTAATTTCGTTGCCAAAGTTACGTTCATTATCTGTAAATAAAGCATTAGTAAAACATTGCGACATTTGTATAGCTACTGGTTCAATAGCACCTTCGTAAAAAGCGTTCCACTGTTCCTCAGTAAATTTATTTTGCACAATATTTTCATTTACACCGAAATAATCATATATAGCATTTTTTGTATAACTTAGTTGTTCGGAAGAAATTGGTGTTGATTTTTCATTTATAGGTGTATAGTCCATTTTTGTATCTGTAACAATAACGCCACTTCCATTAGATGACATTTTGAAGTTATTTTCTACAAATTTATCTCTTGCTTTTGCTAAATCTTCGTCTTTAGACGATACTTTAGCTGATAATATACCTCTAATACTATTAATCAATTTAGCCGAATTAGAAACACCTTGATTTATTGCTATTGCAGTATCAAGAGCAGGACGTAACGCATGATTTTTACTTCCGAATATATCATTGTCAAAAAACTGTCCTCTCATGTGAATAATATTGTCATACGCAACAACCTTTATCTTTCCAGTTTTAAAAACAAATTTTAAATATAATTGTCCATTTTTCTCTAATAATTCTATTTGATTAGACATTAAAGGAAAGAACGAAACTATCTCGCCAGAAGTAGAGAATTCAGGGTAAATAAAAGCATTATTAGTTAATTTTAAATTAGCAGCTATTTTATAATAAAAACTGTAAGCTTCCATTAAAGAATTAGGTTGATAATTTAATAATCTTTCTATTTTAGATTTACCAGCTTTACCAATACGAGTATGTTTTGCTTTTAATTTAGCAAAGTTTCTACAATATGCGTCAACGGCACTACGTACAATGTCCATGTCCCAAGCGTTACCCGTATTAACTTGATAAGTTGAATTAAAGGTATTTAATAGACTATACATATTAAAACTTGTTGCTGCACTATTGTTATTATTCGGTTGTTCTTTATTTCCACCGAATATAGTTTTAAATAAGCCTCTATGTTTCATTTGATCACCCCACACTATACATAAAATCTTCATAATACTTAACGTATAAAACCCAAGCATTAAGTAAAGATACGGCTCCGTCAATTCTTCGACGTTCGTTTATTTTTACTGGTTGTATATTATTCAAACCACTTTTTTTAACCGCAGTATTAGTTAAACACCACTTTAAAATAGGGTTGTTATTATAATTAACCTTTTTATCTGCAAAAGCTGCGCCCATTTCACGCATTGGTTGACTCCAAGTATACGGTCCCTGTGCTACGGCTTCCATTTGAAAACCATTTGATGTCATTTCGTCAACCCAGTAACCAGCTAGAGCTCTATCATAACCAACGTATATAGGATCAATTTTAAATTCTTGTTGCATTTGTACAAACCAGTCCGTTACTTGCGAATAGTCAACACGATTTCCTTCACATACAGTAAGTAGACCTTTATCACGCCATATTTTGTATGGCGCTTCTTGTGTATTCTTTTCGTCTAATCTATCAAGCTTTACTTGCGGTAGAAAGTAGTGTTGTATGACATATACTTTCTCGTCGTTAGGCTTTCTGATAAGTAATGTAGAACAAGTTAAGTCAGTAGTAGCTGATAAATCACAACCACCGATAGCGTAAGTATTCTCAATATCTTCCATATTAAAAGTCTCTGTGTTGTTAATTTCCTCAAAGCTTAACCAAGCGTTGCTATCGTTTTCACGAATATTAAAATCTTTACACAATAAACCTGGTAATTTTTTAGGATCATTTTTAGCACGTTCAACTTCAATAGATAGATTATGATAACTTTTAATTGTTCCTAGTCCTGGGTTAGCTTTTAACCAACACGTTGGATCTGTCCACTCGTTACGATTATCTAGTTCATAAAGAATAGGTAAAAAGTGATCGTCTTTTATTTCTTCGTCTGCTACTTTACAAGCATAATCGTAAGTATCGTCATAGATACACTCTCTAACTGTTCCAGCAGTAGTTATCATAACTAATAACGGCTGGCGTCGAGCAGTCATAGACTGTTTCATAACTTCGTATAAATTTCTATCTTTGATAGCGTGTAATTCGTCTATAATAACGCCATGGCTATTTAAACCGTCAAGCGTATTAGAGTCTGACGCTAAAGCTTCAAAGATAGAAGATGTAGCATTGAAGTAAAGATCATTTCTTCTTTTCTTCAAAACGGATCGTAATTCTGGACTTTGTTTAACCATATTACAAGCTTCGGTTAAAACCTTTTTTGCTTGTTCTTTCTTTGTTGCTACTGAGTATACTTCGGCTGCACCTTCATAGTCAGCCATTAACATATACAACGCGATAGGAGATAAAAGAGTTGTTTTACCATTTTTACGTCCTACCAAAAACATTGTTTCGTTAAATCTTCTGTACCCAGTTTCTTTATCTAAAAAACCAAATAAAGCTTGTACATAAGCTTTCTGGAACAATTCCAGTTTTAGGTCTGCGCCTAATTCTCCCTGGGACTGTTTGCAAAAAGTTTCTGTAAACTCTATAGGTCTATTAGCTATTTTTTCGTCAAAATAAAAAGGACAATTAGGATCGTCCATTTCTTTTACTAATCGAGCATAAACCTTTTTGACTCTGCGGCTAGTTATTATTTCGCCAGACTGTATTTTTTCGTTATACTCTCTGATGTAATTCATTATTTACCCTTAGGCTTAGTAACGAAATTCATTAAAGCGTTACCTTCCTTTGTTGCTGGTAAACCTTCTGGCAATAACTCACATAATTGTTTTATGATCGACGTATAATTTTTAATCATAGTGTTGTACACACTGGCTTCTGTACTGGTTTTTGTTCCGTACTGGTTTTCTCCGTTTTGGTATGTTTCTGATACACCATTTACACTGATGTAATTTTCTAATTTAGTTAACTCAACGGACATAAAAGCAGCACTTTCGATAAGCTTTTGTACCAAATTTTTTTTATCTTTTGGTATGTTTTTGAATATTTTTTTAAGTTTTTTAAGCTCTGTCGAAAAGTCTGGAACTTCTTTTAATTCTTTAGAATTAAGATTTTCATTTTCCATTTTTCCACCACCTTTGACTACACCCCCCTCACACGACCGAAGCAGTCCGAAAAAGGACTCAAGCGCGGTTCACTGTGAAGCATATCTTTTTTAAGAAAGGGGGGAGTCTTTTATTTCTATCAGTGCAGCGTTAATCGGATTAACAAAGACTGACGCTCCTTCCTTTGTACTCAGAAAGACTGGCCCTTCGTCTAGTGCTTTAGCGAGCTCCTCTTTGGTACCACTAAAGACTATGTCATAAGTCATAATGAGATAGTTAGTATAGACAGTTAATATCATAATCAACGCTCCTTTCTATTAGATTACCTTCGTCGTCGAACATAAGACTCTTATCTGTTGGCAGCTCTGACTCATGCTCTATAGCATGGCATACTCTACACAATAGCTCTAGGTTGTCCTCTCCCAGTGTAATAGCTGGGTTATGAATATTATAAGGAGTTAGATATATTTTATGGTGTACTATTTCGCCAGGTCCATACTCGCCGTGGCAACGTTCACATATTCCGTGTTGCTTATTGTATATATAAGCTCTAGTCTTGCGCCATGCAGTAGAACGATAGAACTCTTTAGCAAAGTCTTTAGCCATAATACCACCTCAAATAAGCATTAAAAAAACACGCCTATAAAACAGACGTGTTTCTCAATTCCTAATAATTTCATTGTACCAATTATATTATATAAAAATTGCTATGTCAATTGCGGGGTTATTGCGTGGGTTATTGCATTTTGTCAATAGTTAAGTTCTTTAATAACATCATTAGTGAATAGATAAACCTTTATTTCATTGATTAAACGCTTGTTATTTCTCCATATTGTAGTAGTATCTTTTTCGAAATAATCAGCTATATCTTGCTGCGTTTTATTTTCAAAGTATTTTAATTTAATTATGTCGATATATTTATCGGACTTAAATTTCTTTAATATTCTGTCTATGCGGTTAATAATTAACTGTGTCTTTTTGATGTCAGATATTAAGCCATTTATTATATCTTCTTCGATAGTATCATAATCGCTATGACTTCCTTCTGGTATTTTAAATATGCTCTTTGATTTTCCACGTAGTCCAGTTGTTTTAATTTCCTCGATTTCTTCTTCACGGTCTTCAACTGATTTTTTCAAGTCGTTATATTTGTATAAAAGAGACTCCGTATTTTGATAAGTAGTAGCTCCTTTACGTAGTAGATTTCTCTTTGATAATTCTTCGACGATAAAGCTTGTTATTTCTTTGAAGTCTATTTGTGATTTTTCTCCGTTGGCTGCTTCTGTAATTCCAGCCATAAATTAGATCCTTCCTTTCTTACTTTTTATTTTTTTCTATTGCTTCGGCAATTCTATATAAACCAACACATACAATTAGTGCTCCTATGAGTATACTAAGCCACATTGATTATACCTCCTTCTTGTTACTTTCAATGATAAAATCTAAAAATGTATATTTTCCTTTTTCTTCGTGATAACGCCAAGCAATTTTATTGGCTTCGTTTCTTTGATAACCAATACTCATTAAAAGTTTAACAAAACGCTTTCGTGAAATTTTCATTTTTTCAAATATAAATATTTTATCTTTTAAATTTTCAAAAACATTAACATATGCTTTACAAATATTTTCTATAACATCTGTAAGCGGTAGAAGAGCTTTTTTAAAAGCATCGCCCAATTCTTTTGTAGCTTCTTCTATTGGTTGTACATCATTTTTCACTAGATAATACCTCCGGCTTATTTTCCTCTTCTATTTTTTCTTGTTGTAAATTCATATATTTACAAAAACATTCTTCTGAACAAAAACAATTTTCTCCTTCTGTATCAAAAAAACAAATTTGTAAATAATTATCTAAGCATTTGTAAAATGTATCTTCAATAATGATTCCACAAAAAGAACAACGAACATTATTATTCATACTATTTTTTCCTTTCTTCTAAATATTTATTTACTAAATCAGGATTAGTAGTATATAGAATTTCATTTTCATTTTGATACTCAACTTTAACACTACCTCCATAACCATTATAAACTTCAAAGGTTTTAATTCCTTTAGTAATTAAATTAACACCTTTTGTTTTTGCTTTTGATCTAGTTACCATTGTAGTACTATCCCAGAATAATTTTTTTCTAATAAACGCTGCAAAATCTTGTCGCCATTGTTTTTGATTAAAATTTACTATTAATGGTTTTGCTTCCCATCGTGAATTATAAACTTTAGCCATATTCATTTACCTCCTATATTCTTTTTTTAGATTTTTCTGGAAGTTAATGATATTTCTTGTTGATTTAATATTAATTAGTTTTGCTTTTTCACGTTGCAGTTTTTCAACTTTAATAGTTAAATATTCTATAAATTTTTCCTGTTGTTCGATTACTTCAATTGGATTATCAAATTTTTCATCCATAATTAGGATTAACTCTTCTTCTGTTTTATTCATTACTACCATCACCTAATTTTTTTAACACTTCATTATATTTTTTAAATAAATCATTCAAAGATATGTAATAATCTTTCAATATTCTAATATTTGTAAAATATAGTTCAATAAGTTTATAAGCTATTTCTTCTTTATTCATCTTTATTTTCTCCTATTATTTCTTGATAATTGTACATAAGCACTATATAAATCAAAATATCTATATACTATTTCTTCTTTTTCCATACTTAATAATGCTTTATATTTACTTCTTTCTCCTGTACAAAATGTAACGGTTTGCCCAGTAAGTAAACGATATTTATTTTCATAATCAAGTAATTCCTTATATTTTTTATTTGATATTATTTTCATCTGATACTCCTATTATACTTTTGTATTTTTGTAAACATCTATTATATGCTATTAATCCTGCTCTTTGTATTCTTTCATCAAGAAATTCAGTATTTTTAACTTTTTCTATTCCATTCTCTAACCATTTTATAAACTCTTTTTGTTGAGTTTTATACTTATGAAATTTGATAGCATAATTATCATTTTCTTCTGACAATTTAAAATAACCATTTTCATATTCCTCAAGTTGTTTCTTTAATTTACTATATCTATGTGCTAAATTCACATAAGCGCAATATTCTATATAAGTATCTTCTAATATTTGTTCTCTTGTAGTATCTTCGTAATAACTTTTATAATCTTCCAATGTTTTTAAATTACAAGCTTTTGGCACTTTTAAATGTTTCTTTAATTCTTGATTTTCTTTTAATAAAGATTCTACAGTTTTACAATTTTCTTTTTCTCCAACTAATGAATTAAAAATTATTATTGCTTCTTCATTATTGATATCATTATGAACTGATTCACCACTTATACTATCTACACTTAAACAAGCTATATTCCCACCTAAATATCTAAAATTTATTTTTAAATCTTTGATTTTCATCTATTTAACCTCTTTTCTTTTCTATAATTTTTAATAACGATAAATAAATTAATTCTAATGGGGAAAATAATATATCAAGGAATAAGCAAAATGGAGTTAAAAATATGCTTAATAATAATATATTTACTATTTCTTTATTGCTATACCCATATTTACCATAGGCATTTTGATACTCAAAATTAGTTTTAAATTCTTTCCATAATTGTTTAATCAACATTTACTCATCACTTCCTTTACATTTTTCATAATGTTCATTGCAATTCATACTTACAACACTATCAATTCTATTATTTTTTATACATTGATATCTACAACCATCTCCACAACTACAAACATCATATAATTGATAATTTTTACATTCATAACAATTTTTTTTACCTATTTTTTTTATTTCTTCAATTATTATTTTTATAATAGATATTGCTATAATTAATAGAATTATAGATATAATAATAATATCAGTTAAATTAATTACTATCATTACTATCACTTCCTTCTAGTTCTTGCATTTTATCTTTCATGTCATTAAAACATAATCTTCCACCAACATAGTCTTCATTGTTAATATAATAATCATAGTGTTTATTAACCCACTCTTTTAACTTATTCCAATTATTAAATAATTTTTCAATAGTTTTATTTAATTCTACTTGCATATCTATTCTTTCAGTTTGAATTACCATAAATTTATTTCCTTTATCATCTTGTAATGTTATTTGAGCATCTGGTTTACTTTTTAATTCATCTTTTAATTGTTTATTTTCTTTCTTTAACAACTGATTTTCCCAATTAACTTTATCAACTACTTTGTCATTATGTTCTGCATTTTCTTTTAAGATTTTGTTTTCTTGTTCTAATTTATCTAGTAGTGGCTTAATATCACTATTTGGTATTATAGTGTAATCTACTTCATCAAGTCTTAATGTTTTGCTTTCAGGTTTATAATAATTATCTATCTTTATCTTATTCATTCTGACACCTCTTTTATTTTTAAATACAAATCTAATAACTCAGGATTATTCAATAGTTTTTTATTCTTATCAACTTTTTCTAAAAACATATCAATAACTTCTTTTTGCTTTTTATTTTCTTTTAGTAATTCATCATAAGTAGGAACTTTATTTAATCTATCAATAGCACTCATTAAATCATTTACATTTATACTGTTCATAGTACTTATTGAATTATTTGTTTCTCCTTTTGGAAGTTCCATAATTGCTTTTAAAATCTCTTTTTTATTCATCTGACACCTCTTTTAATATATCTTCAAAATCTTCTGTAAAATTTCTTACTTTATTTCCATCAATCACATAAGAATGATAAGGTTGTAACTTCATTAATTCTGTTTGCATGTCTATAACTACCATTTGAATTTTATTAATTGCTTCTTTTTGCTTTTTGACTTGTTGTTCTAAATTATCAACATATTCATTTATTTCATTTTTGTATTCTTCAATTACAAATTTATTTGATAATAATTCTTCTAAATATTTTTTGCCTTTCATATTCTTATTTCTCCTTTTTCAAATTTTCCAAATATTCTTTTAATTTAGGGTCATACTCTCCTAAAATTTGCAATGCAGTTAAATAGTTATTCTTATATATTTTTATCATTTTATTTAGGTTGCTCATTTTTATTA